CTGGAACGTCGATTGCGACGGTCGCTGGGCCTATGACGCTCGGCATGGTTCGCAAGATCGCCAAGAACTTGCAGGCGAACCACGGCAAGCCCGTCAACAAGGTGCTGAAGGCCGGCCCGAACTTCGCGACTGATCCGGTTGCCGAAGGCTACACGGTCTATTGCCACACCGATCTTGAGCCGGACATTCGCGATCTGCCGAACTTTGTGCCGGCCGAGGCGTATGCATCAGGCACGCCGATGGCTAACGAGATCGGCAAGTGTGAGCGGTTCCGCTTCATCACGTCGCCAGATCTGCCGTCCATCCAGGATGGCGGCGCGGCGATCGGTGCTACGGGTCTCTATTCGACCACGGGCGTCTCGATTGACGTATATCCGTTCATCGTGACGGCGCAGGACGCATGGGGCCAGATCGCACTTCGTGGTCGCGACAGTCTGTCTCCGACGTTCCTGCCTCCCGGCGAGAAGTCCAAGTCCGATCCGCTCGGCCAGCGTGGCTACGCAGGTACCGCGTGGTGGAAGGCCGTGATGATTGAGAATCAAGGCTGGATGAGCGTTGGTTACGTTGGCAGTGCGGTTCTCGTATAAATATCAGTGACTTAGCTCTGGTTAACGTTGACAGTGATCTAGAATAGTCGTAATGTCCCCCCTTCATGCCAGAGGGGGAATTGGTTGTGTCTGTTCAAAAAGTCTGCGGTCACTGTGCAACGTCATTCCAAGTCCCGGTTCGCCGGCACGAGACGGTCAAATTCTGTTCTGTCAGGTGCAAAGCTGCCGCTAAACGCCGCACACTAACTTGCGCAACATGCGGTAAATCGTTTGAGCGTAAGAGGCATGAGGACTTCGCCAAATACTGCTCAACCGACTGCTACCATGCTTCCAGGGTAGGTGTTGCTAGGAAGGTTCCGAACCAGCACCGCTATCTCCGCACCTGTGAAGTTTGCGGCGTTGAGTTCCGGGTGATGCTCCAGAGGAAAGATACTGCGCGCTTTTGCTCACGGGCTTGCCAGAGCAAAAGTCCGGCGTTTCGAGAAGAAGTGGCGGTGGCGCAACGTGGTGAAAAGCACTGGAGATGGAAAGGTGGCCTCTACCGTAGAGGGACTGGTTACGTCCGTGAAAGAGGGCAGACCATAAGTTCCAGGACTTTCCGCTTTGAGCATCGTCTGGTCATTGAAAGGGCGATGCTGGAAATGGAACCAGACCACATGTTTCTAATCGAAGTCGATGGCACCAAGAAGCTCGACCCGAAGATTGAGGTTCATCATATCGATCAAGACAGATCGCATAATGAATTCTCGAATCTCTTGGCTGTGACGAAGCGCGCTCATGCGCAAATCCATCACAGGAACAGAATACCTGAACCATGGGAATGCTGGCCATATAGCCACGTGAATAAGTCTCAGGAGTAACTAGATGAAAAACACGATGACACACTACCTGGAGGGCGTGAAGGAGTCCACTTGGCGCATTGCCTTGCGGTCTATCTTCAAGCCCGTGGTTGATCGCTACTCCTCGCAATCTCTGACGACCGCTGGACTGGTGATCAGTGCCGGCGGTGCGACCACTGCGAAGACCGGCGCTTCGACCTTCTATGCCGTAGCGAATGGCATTCTGGTATCGGTGGCTGCCTCCACAACGTTGCCGGCTCTGACTGGGATCAATGCCGCTGCTGGCGGCTTCAATGTGGCCTGCTTCTTCGTCAACAGCGCCGGCACCGTTACGGTTGCTGGCGGCACGGGAGGGGCCACGATTGGGGCTGTCACTTGGCCGCAGTTCCCCACGGGCTGCGCATTCATGGGCGCATTGCTCATCACGAATGCCAGCGCATTCACCGGCGGCACGACGCCGCTCGATACAGCAACCACAGTCTACATGAGTCCGGCCGGCGGCGCGTTCGATCCGACCGTGTTGGTATAGGAGCACTCAAATGGGTTACGAAACCGACTTCGATCCGAGCACCACGCTGAACATGGCAAACTGCGGCGCGGTGGCGGGGACAACTTCGACCTTTACCAGCACCTCGACGACGGTGGTGGTGATCAACGGTAAGTTCGCGACGCAGCTCACGGCGCAGACCAACGCCGCCACGCCGACCACGGATTGGTCTACTGGCCTTGCATTCCTGCCGATGGCACCGAACCAAACGTGCGCCCTCGTGTTCGGCATCAACGGCGCGGGCGTTCTCAAGATGGCGCAAGGGAAGATCATCTCGACCAACGTCGGCATCACGACAACGGTTGGTTCGTTCTTGCAGGCTCCGCAGTTCCCGGATCTGGTGAACGACTTCTGCCCGCTGGCCTATACCATCGTGTCAACGGCACCCTCTGCGGCAACCTGGACGCCTGGCGGCAGCTCCTGGACGGCATCTGGCGTGACTGCGACCACGTTCCAGAACGTGGCGATGCTGCCGGCACGTCCGCAGGTCGCGTGATAGGTCGTCGCGGAACCGGACTCGAAACCGGATAGCGGCTACCCAGGACTGGGTTGAGGGTTTCAACCTCGATGAGCTTTCACATTAGCAGATTGCTCTGCCCCGCTTGGCGCTGGTGACCGTGTGTCCTTCCACAACCGTCCGCGACGCCTCTTCATAACATATCGGAGAACTGAATGCCACGCCAGGAACTGCACAGCGACCAGCTACCGCCAATCGAGCAAAAGCCGACGATATCGGACGATCCGGCTGGATACGACGGCGATATCGTGCTGACGGAACGCACGCACCAGCAGACTTACCTCGACGAGCTGGCATTCATGGAGGAGCCGGTAACGATTAGGCTCGAGCCGTCCTCCGACAAGAATGCAGCCACGGCATTCCCGATCTGGGTAAATGGGCAAAAAGCGCAAGTCTACCAGAACGGCCGCTGGGATGAGATTGGGTACCTCCCCGTTGGGACGGTGCTGACCGTGAAACGGAAAGTGGTCGAGGTCATTGTCCGAACCAAGGTCGATACAGTCCATACCAAGGTCCAGGAGATGGACAGCGAACGCCCTAACAACGTGATTCAAAGATTCACTTCTCCGGTGCACTCGTTCTCGATTCTGGAAGACCGTAATCCGCGCGGCCCGGCGTGGGTCCAAGAGTTGAGGCGGCGCAATCTCTGATGGCCGACACGCCTGATCCTGTCGTTAGTCAGGGCCAAGTCTGGACGGTTGCGCAGTGGAACGCTTTCTTCGCTTCGCAGCTCCAGGTTAGCAATAACCTGGGTGAGATAGCGGCGGCTGGTCCAGCGGCACAGGCTGCTGCGTTGGCTAATATCGGAGCGCTCGGCACGTCGCCTGGCGGTCAGTTTAGTATCGTCCTGTCCGGTGCGGCGGGTGACGGCGTTACTGACGATCAGCCAAAGATACAGGCATGGCTGAATGCGCTCGCCGTGCAGTTTCCTGGTGGCTGCGAGATTCTGCTGCCGAGCGGGTCGTTCTATCTTATCAACTCGGCGCCGCTGACGATCCCGAAGCATTTCATCGTCCGGGGAACCTACAACGCCCAGGATAATCAGACTGCCGGTGGTCCGTTCTTTGGTGCTGGCGGGTTCCTGATCAATCCGGCGCTCAATGCTGGCATCATCATGTCGGCAACTTCGACGCTTCGGAGTTGCAAGGTCTACCGCGCCGGCCTGATCGCTAACGCCACCGCTGCGCAGGTGACGACAGCGGTAGCAGCCTGGGCTGCGGAGGCATTCTACCTACAGACCAATGGCTCTATGGCCGCCCACGCGACGGTCATCCCGTTGGCGAACACTACCGGCATTACGGTGGGGATGCAGGCGACTGGTCCTGGCGGCATCGGGGTCGGTTCCTTCACGGTGCAGTCCATCATTCTCAACACGTCAGTTACCATCAACAGCAACCCGTCCGCCGCCGTCCTTCCCTCGGGGACGTGGTTCCGGTTCGGCGGCAGCATCGGCATTTCGATCGGTTACAACAATTCGGCGAACGTCATCGATGAAGTGATGGTGGTAGGCTTTAGCACTGGCATCCAGGCATTCCCTGGCCAGTTCTGGATTTCGCGGGTTCATGCTGATTGCATTACCTGCTTAGAGGCATGCAGTGGTGGAGACACGGCGTCAGTACGAGATTGCGAATTCCTGCCATTCTACGGTAACGCCACCGGTTCCGCGAACCGTCCAGGAACCGCCGTGTTCGTACACGACGGCAACGTGTCAGCCAATTTCTATAATGTGTTTTCCTTTGGATGGCTAACGGGTTGGCACCTTGCCAATGTACAAGGGGGGTTTGCTGATCGCTGCGGCGCGGAGTCGCTAGATGGTTCTGGCACTGTCAACTGGTTTATTGACGGCGGCTCGCAGATTTCGTTGTTCGGGTGTCACGCCCAGTCCGGAGGCATAGGCTTCAATATCCAGAATTCTGTTAATTTCTACTTGGCGGAATGCAGCAGCGCTAGCGGCCCGACTGTGACTGGCAATAACATCGCTCATTTCCAGGTCAGCAGCTCAGGGACAAACACCTACGGCGCGCTGATTGCTCCGACCACATTGGGCAACTTTCCGCAGAAAATTCCGATTAACCTCGGCACAGTGGCAGGATGCTCGATTGTTGCTCCGGTCATTAGTGACATGGCCGGATCGTCACCAACAGCGCCTTTTATCCAGGGCGCGATGCCGTTCTCCACCACACCGAACTTCATCCAGGGCGCGCCCTACGCGGGTCTGGCATCGGGAAACACACAGACCGTTATTTGGTATGAAAACGGTGCCATCATCGACAGCGGGGGTGGCACGCTGACCACTCTCACGCTTGCGTTCCCTCCGTTCCCTTGTGACGGGCAGACGCTCGAATTCTGGTTCAACGTCGCGGTGACAACGCTCTCTATTACCACGTCGGATAGCTCCGCAGTCGGGCACATCGCGAACCCGGCGGCCGGCACCTACCAGAAGTGGATCTATAACGGCGCCCAGAACAAGTGGTTCGGCTAACATGAGCGGCGCATTCGGCAGCTTCGTCTTCGGCGGCACGTTCAACAGCGGCAACTATCTCAGCCTCTGCCAGCGTGCCTGCGTCGAATGCGGCGTCGCCAGCAGCAGCGCCATTCAGAGCGTGTTGCCGACCGTTGCTGGAGCCACGGGCAGCCTTGGCCGCGTGGTGAACTGGGTCAACGACGCTTGGGCCGACATTCAGAGAGAGCACGATGACTGGGATTGGATGCGGTCGAGCAATCTGCTCGGTGCTGGCGTTTCGTTTACGACCGTCGCGGGGCAAGCGAGCTATCCGCTGGGGACTGGACTTGGCACTGTTGGCGTTGCTGTTGACGCCTTTGGTAAGTGGGATTGCGCGACGTTTCGGAACTTCACCACGACGACGGGGTTCCTGAACGAAATGTTTATGGACGAAATCTCGTTTGATGCGTGGCGGAACAGTTACATGCTCGGCGCTATGCGAAACGTCCAGACGCGGCCTGTTGCCGTGGCGATCGGCTCAGACCAGTCGTTATGTCTCGGGCCACCACCGAATAACCTTTACACGGTTACGGCTGATTATTTCATGGCGCCCTCTGTCATGGCGGTTGACTCGGACATTCCCAACGGCTTGCCGTCGCGGTTTTCGATGCTGATTGTGTACAAAACCATGCAGTCGTACGGCGCATATGAGGCCGCCCAAGAAGTTATGCAGCGGGGGGCGCAACAGTACAATACCATGCTCGCGCAGTTGATGGCGGTTCGCGCCCCAACCGTAATTTTTGGCGGCGCACTCGCGTGAAGGCTCCGAAGCAGGATTGGCCGAAAGTTTCGTACACGACCACCCAGCTAGGAGGTGGTCTGACCCAGCAGGGCGTTTCGTATCCCGGCGGCCTTGACCTCACGACGCCGACGTTGCGGTTGCAGCCGGGATCGCTCCGGGATGGCGTGAACTTCGAGTGCGCGCAGTTCGGTGGCTATGCTCGCGCTGATGGGTATGAGCGGGTGGATGGGCGCCCGGCACCGTCTGCCGCTACGTTCCAGATCATCCAGCTTGTCAGCTTCACCAACGTGCCGACGGCCGGCCAGGTCGTCACGCAGACCACGACGGGCGCTGCGGGTACGATCATCGCCGTTGTGATCTCACCGACGCCATACATAGCCGTGACGAGGATTACCGGCTCGTTCGATGATACCCACGCTCTGACAACGCCGGGGCCAGTTGCCATCGGGACGGCGACGACATTGATGGTAGGGATATCGGCGAAGAATCAGGCGATCTACACGGCGGCGTCGGCTGATGTCTATCGAGCGCTGATCCTCGCCGTTCCGGGAAGTGGTCCTGTTCGTGGCGTTGTTGCCCAGGCATTCCTTGGGGTGGACCAACTCTTTGCGTTTCGCGACAATACCGGCGGGACTGCGGAGTTGCTTTATAAGGCAACGTCTGGCGGCTGGGTTCTGGTGCCGTTCTTCAACCTAGTCTCGTTCACTGCTGGCGGGACGACGGAACCGTTTGACGGCGAGACACTGACCCAGGGCGGCGTGACCGCAGTCATTCAGCGTGTGATGTGGCAGTCGGGCGCATGGACAGGCACGGCGGTCGGGCAGTTCGTTGTCGTCAACCCCACTGGCGGCAACTTCACGTCGGGTTCTGCGGCCACGACAAGTGGGGCTGTGGTGACGCTCTCGGGCGCGCAGGTGCCCATCACTATGCTTCCCGGCGGTCGGTTCGAGTTCGACAAGTGCAACTTCGCCGGACAGGCCATCACGCTACGTGTTTATGGCTGCGACTCAGTCAATCCGCCCTTTGAGTTTGATGGCGTCACGTTGGCACCAATCACGACGGGGCTTTCGCCGAACGCTCCGACGCACATCAGGTTCCACCAGAACTTTCTGTGGATATCCCAGGCCAGTTCGCTCTTCTTTTGCGCCGCCGGGCTGCCGTTCAAATGGGACGCGATAGACGGCGGCGGCGAGATCGCGACGGGCGACGTTGTAACCGGCATGATCACGCTGCCTGGCAGCCAGACTTCGGCAACTCTTGGTGTCTTCCTTGCCACCAATGCGTCGTTCATCTACGGCACCGATCCGACCACATTCAACTTCGTCAAGTTCAATACCGGCATCGGCTGCATACCGTACAGCGTGCAGAACCTATTCGACACGTTCTTCCTGGATGACTTGGGCGTCGTCACCCTGAAGACCACCCTGAACTGGGGCAACTTCCTACCCACGACGCTGACCAAGAACATTCTGCCGTTCATCGCACGAGAGCGCGGCAACCTGCTGGCATCGTCCGTCAATCGGTCGAAGTCCCAATATCGTCTGTTCTTCAATGACGGCTATGCGCTGTACTGCACAATCCTCAATCAGCAGTATCTCGGGTCCTCGGTCATGCTGTTTCCGGATACCGTGCATTGCATCGACACCACGAACCTGCTGACGGACAACGAGGCGACATACGTTGGGTGTCAGGATGGATTTGTCCGTCAGCTTGATATCGGCACCAGCTTCGACGGTCAGGTCATCGACGCCTATGTCGTGACGGCGTGGGACCCGGTTAAGTCGCCTCGCATCCTGAAGCGGTTCCGCGCTGCCTCTCTGGAGTTGCAGAGCACCGGATTTACCGAGTTGCAGTATGGCTATCAGCTAGCCTACGGCAACATGCAGACCGAACAGGTTCCGTCTGTGGATGCATCGCTGGTCCTGGGAACTGTGCCGAATTGGGATCAGTTCGTCTGGGATAATTTCGTCTGGGACGGACCCGGCACAATGGCGCCGATGGATTTTGATGTCACTGGCACGGCTGAGAACATTCAGGTCTCGATCACGTGCGGGACTAATTATATTCCGACATTCACAATCAATTCGATCATTCATCACTACTCGATGCGCCGAGGGCTGCGGGTGTGACCAACCCCTATTATAATAATACGGGTAATCCGGCCACAGGCTCACAAGGCTTGTCGTCAATTATGCGAGACGAGTTCGTTGCGGTCAGTGCCGCCTTCAATTTGCTGCCGCAGTTTGCCGGTAATCCTTCTCAGGCAGTTGTTGTCAATAGCGGCGGCACAGGTCTTACGGTGACGGTCGGGTCGCTGGCGCTCGCTGGCGATCTGACCACGACTGGCGCGTTTAATACCGTCCTGGCACAACAGGGCAGTTTCTCTTTCACGTTGCCGGCGGCTCCTGGCACGTTGGCGATGCTGTCGGATGTAGCGTCGAGCGTGCTGGTCGAAACGTCGCGCGCTGAAGCAGCGGAAGCCGTTCTCACAACCGCAATCAGCACCGAAACCACGGCACGCACGACGGCGATTAGTGCTGAGACGACACGCGCCGAAGCTGCTGAAGCGTTACGCGCGCCACTTGCCAATCCGTCGTCGCGCTCCCAGCAACCAGGCGACGCCGATTCCGCGATCGGTGGCGGCATGAAGCCATAGCCTCCCATATAAAAGCCGGTGCCCCAGTAGGGGCTCCAGCCG